AGAAGACGCGAAGCCGAAGCCATGATGTCATCGAACGAAGCGTTGAGCAGAAGCTCTGAGACAGCTACAGCGTAGCCGTGCTCTGCAACGGTGATGGCGATCTGCTCTGCTGTCAGCGCGTTCGTGGTCATACGAACAACTTCAGTAAGAGGAGTCGGGTCCACTGAGAAGTTCTTGTAACGCAGGAAGTTAACGCGGAGACCAGGTGAAACACCGAGCTCGGTCTTCTTCACAGCGAACTGCTCGAAACGGAGGATGGGCATGGCCTGGAAAAGGATTTCCTTTGACCAGATGGTCTGAATAGCCTGCGAGAGCTGGCTGTTAGAACCTGAGTAAGCGGTAGGCGCAGACGCGAGCTGCGACGAACCTGTAATGGCTGATGCCATAGTATTTCTCCTTGATAGAGGTTAATGGTTGGGTTAGCCGAACAATCCCTGTCCACGGTTATTGCCATTGTTGCCAAGTAGCTTGGCACGGTTCTTCGCATAATCAGCCAGTGACATATTAGAAATGTCGTTAGGTGAGAACGAACGTTGCTCCGAGTCGTTGTCGAGGGGTCCAGAGGCGGGAAGCGTGGCACGCGTTCCTACCATTTCCTTGCGAGTCTGCTGCGACGCTGTCGCCACAGATTCGAAGATCTTTGCACTGCGTTCCTTGAGGCCCGCGATGCTTTGCTCGATTTCTTCCTGAGTATTACCTGAGATTAGGTCGATCAACTCAGGAATGATGTTGTCTCGCTCAGCTTCGAGCCGCTGCTGGCGATACTGGTTAAGCTCCTGGAACTCACGCTCACGCTGCAAAAGGGCGATAGCCTTCTCGCGCTCAATGCGCTCCTGCTCAAGCTGAGCCTGGAACTCTTCCTCTTTAGTTTTGAGGAGCTTCTTGAAAGACATTTCGTCTTCCTCTTGAGCTTTCCTCTCTGCAGCACGCTCGGCTTCACGAGCCTGACGCTTAGCAGCACGCTCAGCCTCAAGGGCCTGGCGTTCTTCTCGCTCCTTCTTAAGAACTGAAAGTTCTTCCTGGAGCTTCTCTACCTGTGGGTAGAGCTTAGCCTTCTCCTGTGCACGTGCCTTTGCAATATCCTCGGCAGTGAACGCGGGTCCAGACTGTGCTACTGTTTCGGCTGCCTCAGTAAAAGCAGTCATATCTCCAGTAACGGGTGTTGCCTCGGCAACCTCTGTGTTTTCTTCCATAGTTATTCTCTATTCATTCTCTTGGTCGTTTTCCGAATTAATGCCACATGACCTTGTCTGTCAAAAACAAGTAAAGTACAAAAGTACGTCACTTTGTTTCTTAATTATATGATTACATGTAATTAAGTCTTAGTCTTTGTCAACTGTTCGTCTACTTGGAGGATTCTCCGAGTAGGCTTGAGTTACCAAAGTATTGCGGATCTGGTCCTCAGCCTGTGCGCTAAGCTGCGCAACTTGCTGATCTTCCGCAGGATCCTTAGGTTGATCGGGGCTTCCCAGCACTCCGTCACCAAGCATGTCTCCATCACCCATCATCATGGGGTCTACAGGAGTAGCCGTACCATCAGGGCCAGCCATCATTCCAGTCATATCCATGATCTGCTTCTGGACCTGTACCTGAAGGAGCTTAAGAGCACCTTCAGCCTCAGCGTCATCACGAAGTTCGGCGCGAATCTCTTCGAGCTTCTCGTTCGGGAACTGCTCGCCAAGAGCACGGAGAGCCCCCTCTTTGGACTCGAGGCCCATTGACATCTTCTGCTGGAGCTCGTTGAGAAGAACGATCTTGTCCAGGGGAAGGGGAGGGGGGAAGTGTGTGAACGTGAGGTACGTAATGGGGTCATTGGGGTCTAGCTGCTGAGACTGCCCGTCAGCCAACGCTGCGTCTAACTCAGGGTTCCATGTAAAGCTCTCAGGCTCTTTTATTGCAAGAGTAAGTAGAACAAGCTCATTAATCTGCTCAAGGCCCTTACCGTACTGTGCCGACTTCTGGTACCAACGGTTCATCAGTGGCTGGAACTGGATCTGAAGAGCAACACCTGAAGTATTTGAAACAGGGATAGCCTGTCCAAGAGCAGACTCAGGAATGTTCATTAGCTCGTGCATAGAGCGCTTAAGCATTTCAAGGTACTGCAGGGCACCCTGGATACCTGAGCCTCCACCCTCAAGGTTAAACACCTGAGCATCCTTAGGAAGTCCACCCCACACCTTCTTGGCACCCTTTTCAAGGTTAGAAGCCTTGGCACCAACGATAACGGTAACGGGGGCTGCGTGGTAGTTGATGATGTCTGAGATGTCCGTAGAGATCTCGTTGTACGCACGGTTGATTGTAATGATGTCGTGCGCGTCTGACAAGCCCCAGGGAGATCCCGAAACAGGGATGTTGGGGATGTGGACTACGGGGATGAGACCCAGCGGATTGGGACGTGAATCGATGAGCTCGTCATTGATGTACTCTTCGATGATGTCATCCGTCAGGATCTCAGTATAGGTGAAGACCTGTCGTGTGCCTTCAAGTGAGGTTCCCCAGAAACGGTATTTCTGCTTAAAACGCAGGAGACGGCTGCGGTCGTGGGGGTGGAACTCGGGGAAACAGAATGCGGGGTTCAAAGGAAGGATACGTACACGTCCTGCGTGTCCACGACCAATAGCGTCTTCCCACGGCTCTTCGTACGCCACTTTAACAAAGCAGTCGCCTGTAATTCCACCTGTTTGAGACATCTCAAAAAGGACACGCTGCTTATCGTTGTCGATTTCCCAGACACGCTCTAGACGGTCAGGGACAATTGCTTCAGTAAACTTGGGGGAACGGAAGTGCACACCGTTACCAAAGGTAAAGCGAGTCAGGTAATCGATGAATGCTCGGTAGTAGTTAACCGAGATCTGCATCTCTCCCTGCTCGCGGCGATAGCCCCAGTGGTGACCCAGGTACATAGCCCAGTTCAGTGAGTAACGGTTTAAACGAGGACCGTGAACCTCAAACTCTTCATCAGCCAGCTCGACCAGGCCGAGAGGCGAAATGCTAATAGTAAGGTCAGAAGACGACGCCCTATAGCTGGGCGGAGAGAAGTCAACAAATGACATTACTTATCGTCCTTGTCCTTCTTCTTGTCCTTTAAGTGCTTAAGTCGCTCTGCACGCTTGTCATCTTTATCATCGTGATCATCACCACGGCGGTGTTCTTCAAGACGACGGCGAGCGTTTTCCCACATCTGTTCTCTGCGATTCTTTTCTGCAGAATCTTCGAACTTTCCGCCAAGTTCAAGATAACGGCGGTGGACCCAGTGGGAGGCCCCAGGAGATGGGTAGATACGGTACTTAGCCTTAGCCTGTCCTACGACCATGGCGTAAAGCTTTTCGTTAACAGGTACTTCTGCCATTATTTCTCCTCAACTGTCTGCACCTATCCCCACCCTACTAACTTCGGGTGGGGATAAGTTGCTAAACAGTTGTTAGTCGTTAACGACTGTGGGGTTGAGGCGCTGCGTACGACCGCCCGAAACAACCTTGGTCTCAACAACCTGCTCTGCGTTGTTCGAGAACGAACCGTGAGCAAATTCGCCAAGGAAGGTCGGTGCTTCGATCCAAGATGCCGAACCAACGTGTGCGCGCTCTGAGAGAGTCTCAGCTGCAGGCTTCTGCCAAACAGGTGCGTTGCGGTTGGGACGACCAGGAGCAGAAGCAAAACCGCTCATGATTCCCTTTTGGAAATCGGTGGGGACGTCGGTGTCGGTAGCGATACCTTCTTCGAAGCGCAGCGGACCGCGACGCTCCATGTTGCCAGCGCCCTTAAGTTCGTACATCTGAGGTGCACGTTCAGGGAACTGGGGTGCAGGTGCAATACCAGCCATAAGGAACTCCTTAATAAACGGAAATGGAAACTCGAGTTATCTCCAATTAAAAGTCTGACGGACTTTTAAGAGATTTACACGTCTAACTCAATTTTTTTAAAAGAAGGAGGAGTTACTTACTTCTACCTCTGGCATGACCAATTCCTGGGTTAAGGAGCAAGCAATGGCTAAGGAGTCTACAAAGTCATCGTGCGCGTAGGCCTCATCGGGTGCGGCAACCATAAAGTTTGGTCCTTTGTACTGGACCTCAGCGTCGATCATTTGCTGATAAAACCGCTTCCATACACGAAGACGTCGCGTCTTAGCGTGGGCGGGAAATGAAAGACACTGCCTCTGGATTAGCGCCTGTAGGTGCTTGAATCGCTTTGACTGCTCTGTCGGACTAGATGTGAGTGCAACCACCTCCGCACGTCCCAAAAGAAGTTTGAGGCGTTGAGCAACAGCATCTCCCACACCATTCGCATCCACTCCAACAGCGAGTACATCGTAGTTTGAAAGGAAGTTAACAATTTGGAAATACTGCTCTTCCCAGTCGTCTCCTTGGAGTTCCAACCAATTAAGTACACGGTGGTCAAAGTATCCGAAAGCGTCTGGTCGATCCCAGTCGACCCAGACAACTGTGACAACAGTTGAGTCCATTTTACGAGCGGGGTCGATTCCGACCACAACAGGGGTTTTATGCCAGACTTTGACGAGTTCTTGAGATGTGTCACCAAGCTCGTCCATGGTATTAGACGTGACAAACATTCCTCGTTCAAGAAGCCATTTGCAGTTGTACGACATCTGGAATTCATCGGAGTCCTCACTAATACGCAACATTTCTTTCTTAATAAACTTGTCATAGTTGGGGTTGACTTTAGCTACATCTCGCCAGTCCCACTGGAAGTGGTTTTGCTTTCTTCCCCTACCAGTTTGCTCACGCTTGTTAAGTTGAATGGATTTATAGAAGTCATTCTTCTTAGTTGTAGGAGTGCCCGTCTTAACCATCGTACCTGCGTAGTACGCCATCATGGGCGCAATAGACTTGTTAACCACAAAGTCATCAGCCTCTTGACACTCGTCGATAACGATGAGGTGGAAGGTCTTTGATTCAATCTTAGCTCGAGGGTTAGCCGTCATCATAGTGATGGTAGAGCCAGAGTTCTTAAGCTTAATCATTTTGGTTACACCACCAATCTTTGCAGCGGTGTCATCGATCTCGGGATCCCCAAGAATCTCCAATGCCCTAGGAGAAGTAAGCCTGTTTACGGTACGGCCAAACAGCGTCTCTGCCTGTCCTTCTGTAGGAGCAAACAAACCCACCCAAATACCGTCTTTAAATTTACCTAAAAGATCTGGGTACATCTTTGCCAACCTGGGCAGAAGAACCATCAAGGTTGATACCGTATTTGCAATAGTCTCAGACTTGCCAGACTGACGTGAGGCTAGCGCGGTGATTTCTTTACCGTCACCAATAATTACAGACTCCATGATCCTACGCGCTAAAGGTGCTTGGTAGGGGTGAAGGCTATGTCCCACCAAGGTGTCCATAAATAGCATCATCTTGTCTACAAGACGATCAACAAAACCCTGGGTAAGCTCGTCTACCTCTTCTTCTTCAGAAATCTCGGGTAGGTCTTCTTCCCCAAACATTCCTGGGGTAATTTCTTCGAACTGGCTTTCTGAAGAGTCGGGGGCTTCTTCTGAGAAGGCCTCTTCAAACTCACTCAACTTTGAGCACGTTTCTTGAGTTCTCGCACAATTGCAAGCAGCGCCTCTGCGCCAAGCTCCGCATCCAAGAGACCGTCAATCCCATCCCGTTGATGGTGGTACACTCCTTTACCAATTACAGCCAGAGAGTTCTCTGCCCATGTAATTAGCTCAGTAGTCCCAATCCCAGACACCCGCTTCTCCAGCTTCGTAGGCTGGGGGGGTCCATCCTTCTTCAAAATCTTCATCTGTTAATACCCGTCCTTGCATTGCGTTATTAAGCGCAGTTTCTTCGTCCGTCTGTGTACCTGTCCACTTACCAAAGACTAACGCTTTGTGGAAAGGCAATCTCACTATAAGTGGTTTTGCCGTACGGAATGGTTCATCAATTTCTTGACTCCATCCTCGAACAAAAACTCTCCATCCCCATTTTACAGGGAAATCAATGAATTGTGTAAACCTGTGTTTTCCGATGTTGTGTACCTTAGGCATTTTACTTTTTCTTACGGGGGCCTTTAGCCGATGTGTTTGGTTTTGAAGCGGAGACGTTATGAGTACTTGCCGACTTAGCTTGAAGTCGAGGATTGCGTCGCATTCTTTCTGCGGATGCATTGATCTTTAGCGCCTCATTTCCTCGTTTCCAGGTCCAAGGTCTAGCAATCTGATTGGAGTTCCTAGGTCCTCGATAAGAGTCTTCTGGGCGGATAATGACGTTGGCAGGAAGAGATATGTCCGAAGCTTTGTAGTTGTTGTACATGTCGCCATTAAAAGCGATCCACGTACCTTTAGAAATTTCTCCCTTAAACTTTTCCCATTCCATTTCTGAAACTTCTTCATAAACCCAGGGAGTTCCATCTCTAAAAATAACAATTAGATCCCCAAGCTTTTCATCAGGGTATTTTTCCCACCAGGCTGCCAAAGTTCTGGGTCGAGCAGAAAACGATGAGCTTGTTGGGATCTGAGTGTATCTGAGGGGGGCACCACTATCCTCAGGCTTTAACGCGCCCTGTGTCTCTGGGAAAAACGTCTCGTAATACCCTGTAGGAGCACTATTTGTAGGAGCAGTTGGCTCCGCAGAGATTGCGCCAAAAAACTCATCAAGATTAGAAGAGGTGTTTGGGGGCGTATTAAAAGCGTCACTCATACGAGAGTAATCAGCCATGCAAGATCTCCATAAAATGTTTGGGGCCTATAGGACAGTCTAGATTATCTAGGTATCCTATAGGCCCCAATTAGCCTTTATCTAATTAAGATTAGGCCCAAGGAGTGATGGTTACTGCAGCACCAGGGAGCGTTGTAGCAGCGTTAGCGGCAATGCTCTGGGTCTTAATGGTTCCTGAAGTACCTGTGAGCGAAGTGTTGCTCAGTCCTGAAGCTGACAGAACGGTGGTGCCTGCTGATACAAACTGTACAGAGGTAGCGCCGTTTGCGGTTACAATCCAGTTACCAACAAGTTCAGCGGGGATACTAGTACCAGTTGCAATGGTGATAGAGGTTCCAACGGGGTAGTTGGTTCCAGTTCCAGTAGTCAAAGTAACGGTTGCGTTACCTGCAGTACGGGCAATAGCCGTGATTCCAGCGGCGGTGTTAGTAGCTGCGGTTGCCGCTGTAACTACGAGCGAAACATCTTCCAAAGCGTCCTTTGCGTTGGCAGTAGCCAAACCGAGTACGCTAGGAACAAGGACGTAGTCAGTCTGACCAGAAACATCTGCACCAGTGGTGTTCGGAAGGTACAGCGGGTAGCCGCTCCATCCAGACTCAGCGTTGATGTGGTTATCTTTAGTGATGTCCAGACGACCTGTAGCATTCTGCGGACGCTGATCATTAGGCTGCATCGGGAGGTTACCCCATACAAAGTCAACAACTACTTGACCCGAAGAGTCAAGCAAGTGTCCATTATTGTTTGTTGCCATGATTTATCTTTCTCTAGAGAGGGTTATTACTTCCCCGATGCGCGTTCGGGAAACTTATTCTGTATAGCACTGGTGGGTAGAAAGCTCATCCTCGTAAAGGACGTCCCTACACTCTTTGCAGCGAAACATTCGAACATCGTCCAAAGCTTCGTGTAAAGAGTCTCCGTGTTCTTGATCGTATACCACAGGAGATTGTCTAAAAATCTCTGGTGGGAATGGTCCTCGAGGGCTATGCGGTCCGTTGGGAACCTCATGGCCTTGAATTGCAAACTTGCGAATTATTGTCAACTACTCCCCCTCAGGGGCCTCCTCGGCCTTAGGCTTCGCCTTCGACTTTGGCTTTGTAGTGTCTTCTACTTCCTCAACAGCCTCGGGTTCAGGGTCTGTTGCAAACTGTGGTTCTGGTGAGGAAAAAGTTTCTGGAACGGGCGTAACAATCCGCGTAGCCTTAATAGCTACGTCGGGTTTTGTCAGGAAACGAGGCAAGTGTCCTTCACAAAACTTCGTTCCCAAGTAATCAAATACTGCTATGTTTGAGCAGTTTGCACAAAAATCCATTGTGTACTCCTAAATGTTTCTATAAAAAGAATGCCCTATTTTCTACGGGTTGTAACGCTAACTAGGTGTGTTGGTGTTTTTTAGTGGAACGACCGACTTTGCTATGCTCCCGTATTCTGGGAAGGGGGTAGCCCCAGAAGGTACTGGTCCATTCTTCTGGATTTGTGATCGGGCCTGAGCCGCACTCAAGTTACTAGACAGTGCGTTGACTGCACTGGATGTACTTTCTTTAGGGACGTTCTCTCCAGGAGTGGGGTAGTACTTTGAAGTTTCAGTCATAGGCGCAGTTTCTACTGCCATAGGCTCTTTGTGAATACCCACCGACTGAATGTTTGCCATTTGAGTCTGGACCCTATTAAATTCAAACTCTCTTTTTTTGTGAGTCTGATATGCGGGGTTTGCCTGCATCTGTCCAGTTTTAGGATTACGAATTTCAGGCTTAGGCCGTTCATCAGAAGGTCGAACTGCAATCTCAAGTCCAAGTGAGGTTTTAGGGGCCTCTTTACGACGTTGCCGTTCTTGCACCTCTTGTACTGTTCCCCAGTCTACATCGGGGTAGGCTTGTCCCATGTGTTCCTGAATCGCCTGATCATTTGCTTCACGAGCTTTGCCTCGTTTTGTAGCTTTTTTGGCTAGCTCTTCTTGTTTCTTTGCAACATCTTCGGCTTGTTTCTTCTTAATGTCTTTATAAGACTTGATCTGTGAAGAAACTTTTTTGATAGACCCAGAAATTCCATGGGCATGGCCCATAGGCATGTTAAAGCCTACGGTCCCTGCTGGCGGGGTACCTAGTGGCATTAGTCGTCCTTTTTCTCAAGTTCTGCTGTGCGAGCCTCGAGATTTTCGAAGCGTTCTTCGCCTTCTTTAAGTCTATCCTGGATCTTTTCTAGACTCTGCTCAATTCGCTTCATGGAGTCCTTCATCGTGGATCCTCCATTGTGCTTCAATTCACCGTCAATATTGTTAAGGCGCTCCATTACTCCAGGAACAGCGTCACGTCCAGGGGCAGCTTCCTCACCGAACCAATCATCGGTAAACCTGCTCAAGGAGTTAATAAGTTTTTTTGTGTTCTTTACGAGGGGACGAATAATTCCCACAACGACTCCCACCGCGCCTCCAGCGCTCATAATGATGGTGGCCCAAGTAATCAGTTGGTCAGTGGTCATCGAACACCCCTAGAGATCCTGTTGCCGCCTCCGAAACCCTCGTCTTCTTGGCGGCCTGGTTGCGCGTATGTTACTGCAGACTGGGGTTCAATTGATTTTACATCTGAAAATTCTTGTGCCTCAATATCGAACAACTGCGCGAGGGAAAGGTGGCTGTTGTTGGGGGCAAGTACTTTGCGGGCTAGCATTTAGCAGCCCTACCTACATATCTAGCACGCCATAGTCGTGCTCCTCGTTCACGAGGGTGCATGGTTACGAAACTCTTGTCCATTAGTATGCGGCCGTTCCGCCGACACTGGCTCCTGTGGGTGTTGCATCGTCCATACCTGCCTTCGTAGCTAGTGTGTCCGAATTGAACTGCGTGTTAGCCAGCACTGCTGACATGTTTGATCCAGGTAACAAATTATCGGGGTCGATCTCTGCTAGCCCACCAATTACAGCGGGCATTCCAGTCCAGAAGTAACCCTTGCCTTCTCCACCGTATGTAGTGGCACCGCTTACTTGTCCTATGTTTGAATCATCAAACTGCCCGAAAGTTCCGCGAGGACCGCCATAAGTCATGCTTACGGCTTCTGATTTAAGTTTTCTCTGCTTTTGCATTAGTTACCCCAACCAGTCTTTTCAGCTTGGTTTGGTGTGCTCTTTTGGGCCTTAAGTCCCTCAAACTTTTTGTCTTGGCCGTTGGGAAGGCCAGTTTCGTTAATAGAATCAGAGCTACTAGATGATCCAATGTTATTAGTAAACTCGCTTGCTTTTGTGTTTGATTCTTGCTGATAGGCGGCCTGTGTACCGCTAGCGCATTTAATACACATTACATGCAGTCCTTTTCGTGTTGTACAGCTGCCTCAAGTGCACTTTGGAGATCAATTCCCGCAGAGGCTGTACGTGGGTTATTAGGGGCGTGTACGCGCATGTGGTTGACTACTTTTCCCAAAGAACGAACAGCATCGTGAAGGTGAAGCGCTGAAATAAGTCCCTCATCGTGTGTAGCTGCGGCTGCGCGAATGTGGAAACCTGATTGCTTTAGAAGGTCAGAGACTGGCTCAAAACCTTCATTAGAAGTAATTACATCGTTAGCAGCTTTGCTGATGGTGTTGTGGAACGCACCAACGTACTTAACGTGATCTAACGACATTACTTAACCCCTTTAGCGTCTATACCCAGTTTCTCAAACATCTTGCGATTTTTCTTCCTATCGTCGTACGCCTTCTTAACGTCGTACTTAGGAAGGATGTCTTCTTCAAGAAGTTCGCGCTTTACTTTTTTGTCGGAGGTAGAGTTGTCCGTAGGGCGCATAACGAGAGCATCTGGATGAATTCCGTTTTTACTAAGCCACTTTTTTGTTTCATCACGGTAGTGAGCAGAGCGGGCCGTCAGAATCACTACGTTCTTTCCATTTTTCTGAGCAGACTTAAACTCGTCAACCATGTTGTCAATAGGGTCTACTGTAAGGGCTTCCCTAGCAAACCCAGGGTGTTTTCCGTTTTTTCCCTTGTGGTGTTTCTCGTACTTCATGGTGTCAGCAAGAGTGCCGTCTAGATCAAAGACAACGGTGTCTCCACGCTTGTGTAAAGCGCGTTGATTTTCAAACTCATTGTTTCTAGACATATATCCATGGTACGCACAAAGGCCCCCTTTCGGGGGCCTAAGGCATCCATTCAAACGGCGACTATCCGTTACACGAATATATCACACTAGCGGTCAGATCCCCAACCAGAGCCAGGGAAGCTCAAGGATGGTGCGCCAAATACTTTCACGCGCTTTGCGTCACACTTGGCGCAAAGAATCGTGGGTTTGTCATCAATTGAATGAGTCACTGTGACCACGTCGTTGCAGACGCGGCACTTGTAGTCGTACATAGCCATTAGACGTGTGGGGACAGTTTCTGGATAAGCGCACCAAAAGCTTTAGAGCCAGGCTCGCTCCAAATCAATTCACCGTCCTTGTAGAGTTGAAGAGTAGGAAGAGACTTTACATTTTGCTCTGCAGCAAGCTTGGGGTTATCGTCTACGTTCACCTTCACTACCTCTACTGAGGGGAGCTGCTCATGTACTTGCTCCAGGATCGGGCCCATAGCTCGGCACGGGCCACACCACTCTGCCCAGAAGTCAACAAGTACAAGACCCGCGCTGATAGCTTCAGGCCATTCAGTTTCGTTAATGTTTTTCATCTTTCTTTCTTTCTGTGTTGGTGAGGGCCCCCTGAGAATTCCGAGATCTCAACCTCCTGTTTACAAGACAGGTGCTCTGCCGTTGAGCTAAGGGGGCAGATAACCCAGGGTACTGATAACCTACCATGGGTTATTGCTGGACCGACAGGGATCGAACCTGTGACCTAGAAGTTAACAGCTTCCCGCTCTGCCAGCTGAGCTACGGTCCATAGGATTAAAATCCTAGCATACTACTTGCTGATCGCGCTAGCGTTCGACTCGTAGCTGGTGTTTGTAGCCTCAAAAAAGTTAACGAGCTGCAGGGTGTCGTTAGCTGTGGCCATCCACTTAGCGGGATTACCCACGTTGTAGTGCGAGCCAAAGCCAAGCTCCTCGAGTCGACGATCTGCGATATATTTGGTATACTGTGAGACGTACTCAGAATTGAGACCAAGCACACCGTTCGGGAACTGTGCCGCGTTGTAAGCGACTTCCATGTCC